CAGGTATTAAAACATTTGTGTCAAAAATCGTATAAGTAATTTGTGATGATGATGGTAAATCCCATTCAGCCCAATCATTATATGTGTCACTATCGTTATGTAAAAAATAAGTCCCATTATATTTTTCAAGACTTAATGTTGTGTATGGTTTATCAACATGTGTGTTATTTCTTATTAAAAATCGACCATAACCTTCACCATCGATATTTGTGATTATGTCAATCATTTGTTGAAACGTAAATGTTATTGGTGTATAACTTGTAAGGGGGATTGCGTTAGCGTCCGATAAAATTATTTGACGAACATTAGGGTCTGGATCTCCGTAACTCAATGATGTATTAATATCTTTAATTGCTACCCCACTCCCAACAACTCCGTATAGATCATCTAAATTAAGATTACTATAATCAACAGTACCATATTCAATTTCACCATCACATGTTTCACATTCGGGATATAATGTTAAACCTAAACTTAATGTTCCAAAACGTTGTAATGGTTCAATAACCTTTTTATCAACCCATTTAAAAGGTCTAACTTTAATTACAGGTATCTTCCAACTATATAACCATTGAAATGGTACGATTAGAACTTGAATGATAGCAATAAACGCTGTGTATAGAATATATTCAAATGTGTTAATTATTATAGCCAATAAAATTGAAAAATTAATTTTCATCATCGCAAAATTAATCGGTGGTGTTACAACATTATTTTCACAATCATCTTCCTCTTTTGGTGATATACCTTTTAACCCTAGATATGTTTCTCTCCTTAAACCACCAGAATCATAATGTCCACCCATAAAGGAAGTTAATGTATAAACTTTATTATATGACATTTTATAGAAAAAATCTTGAGGTGTTATCGTTCCATCAACACCTACAGATAATATTTCATCAATTGCTGATGTTGGATAATCATCAAAATTTAATGACCATGCATATGATTTATCTATATCATTTGTGTATTCTCTAATGTTAGGTATTAAATACGAACCAGTGTATCTTCTTCTTCCAAGATTTGAATTCATCATCGAAATTCTAAACCTGTAAATCCCTGATGTTGGTACACCCTTATTGGTATCGTTAGTTACCTCAATTTCACCAAATTCATTTGTGTAAACATATTCAATATTCATAGGTAACGGTATAACAAATGAACCGTCATCGTCAATATCTTCTTGTATATCGTAATATTCTAAAATTGGTTTACCATTTTCATCTTTCCTGTTAGTAAAACGTATGATTTCAACCTTTGCAGCCCCTGTGGTTAGACCACATTTAGACCCCATGTTATTTCTCGGGGTACAATTTTTATTTACAGAATTATTACCTTGGTCAGTGTATATAGAACCTAAAAAATATGATTTAGGTTCCACTTTAACACCAACATCAGATAAATCAAAATCCGTTCTTGTTATACCAATTTCACATAAATCTTCATTACCCCAAAACGGGTAAACTTCAATTGTTTTGTCGAATGTAATTATCTGAGGTAATGTGTTTAAATCAGACGATGATTTAAATTCATATTGACTTTTAAATCTATCAACCCCGATACCTTGTCTTATAAAATCATTTGGTCTTAATGAAAAACATCCCATGTCTGATAAATCAACATCAACGTGTAATGTTTGTGTCCCAAGTGGAACACCCCAAATCATAAAATCACCAGAATCGTTTGTTTTTACTGTAAAATTATAATATTTTTCGTAAACCTCTAAATAAGATTCATCACTTAATATATCGTTTTGGTCAAAAAAAGACCCTGTTGGTTCATGACCCCCATGTTGTTTTCTTGATGGTAGTAAATTATATCTATACCCACCTTCATTTGTTTCCGTCACTTCTTTATATGGGTATAGTGAAGAAATTACAGGATCATCTTCATCTAAATCAGTAAGCGGTATAAAAATTGAAACTCGAGCATTTGGAACACCTAACCCATTGTTAACTGATATTCTACCGCATACAACACCATAATCACCACAAATTGATGTGTATGTTTGTTGTTGTGTAAATTTTAACGAAAGTATCTCTAATAAGTCATACTCCTGTTTTAATTCAAGAGTAATTTTCTTATCCTCACCAACATTAGCTGGTATTCTATGTTTTTGTATCATCTTTATATAAATAGAAAGTAAGTGATTTTCTATTAAAAATAAAGAAAAATTTTCTTAGTATGTAGTGGTACCTATTGTTTTTAATCTAATTCTAATATCTTTATTTGGGAACCTAATTTGAAAAATTTGGTTATTCTTCATATATATTGTTGTGTCGGATTGTAATATTTCTTTTGTAACCTCATCTTTATATTCTTGAGATGTTTCAGATTGTGAATATTCACCACCGTTTTTAGTGAAAACCCTAACATCAATTACGTTAGTAACACCATTTACATTACCAATTTCTTTAGATAAATCACCAACAAATAATGGGTCACCCATCTTTCTTTTTTCAATTGCAAAAAATTTAGTGATACTATCTATTGATTCTTTAACTATATTTGTTTGATTTTCATTTTTATTAACAATTAAATCAACCTCAATAGCTAAATCAATAACTTCACCACTTATAATATCAATATAATCGTTAATCATTCGATATTCAGATAAATAATTTAGAATATTATTTTTTAATGTGTTTGAAACGATGTCAGTTAAATTACCCTTACTATCATATGATAATAATTTAATTCTAATTTTATTATCTTCCTCCATAACATTAACCTTTGCCGGTGCTCCATAAGTACCAGGCATTGTTTCAACTAACGATTTATAATCATTTAATGTTACAGCTCTATTTTGTGCTGCAAAATTATATGATATCATATTTCTTAATTCTTCAATTGTTGGTTGATCAGATCCACCAATTGCTGGTGTAATATTTGTAACATTTAATGATTGTGTAACTTGGGTATTAATACCACTATTTGGTCCTTGTACATTAAATTCAACACTATCAACACTTGTTATAACATTAACCCCAACATTTGTTGTTTTACCACCACCAATTCTATATTTTATGAATATTGTTGTATTAGGTTTTGGTGTTGCACCTAAGGACATGTTATTTAAATACGAATCTAAAGTTACTTTCATCGTACCATTATTGTAGTTGTCTAAATTTTCTAATGGGTCAACAGTTCCAGAACCGAAAGTTAAATAAAAATAACCTTCAGGTGTGTATTCAGTTATAAATTTATTTGTAACTCGAGTATAGTTTCCAGCTTTAAAGTTACCACTATCTGATGCTGATGTTGGATTAAGTACAAATACCTTATCTTGAATTAATGATTTAACCTCAAACCACTTGTTTGATGTTTCGAATTCAGAAGATGTCGGGTTACTTGCATAATTTGTACCTTCTTTATGAATTACCGATGTAACACCTAATACGTTTTGTTCAGGTAAATATAATTTTAAAAATGGTTTATGGTCAATTTCCGTTATTACTCTTCTAAATATTTTAGTAACACCATTAACAATTGGTTCCCTTTTTGTCATTGTATATGACATTAATTTATTGTTGGAATCAAAATTAGGTATTTTTAATCTATTTGGTTCACCTTTACTATTAAATGGTGATGAAAAATCAATATCCTCAATAGATTCAAAAATTTGACCACCACCTGATACTTGAGCACCAGCTTTTAATATTCCAAGGTATCTTTCATCTTCCTTATCACCCCTTACAGGAACATTAATTGAAAAATCACATAATGCAACTGATGGTCTATTTCCGGGAATTCTAATCCCATATGTTTTAGCGATATGATAAATTGATTGTCTTTTCTGAGCAAAATCCAACATTGTTTCTTGCCATACCCTATCAATATGAAAATGTAGGTTATCAGCAATTGCAGCATTTAAATCCAATAAAACGGAAAAAATTGATGCGTCGTTTGTGTTTTTAATTAAATCAGGATAATATTCCTTAGTCATATTAACTAACTCTTGTCTAAGACCTGAGAAATCCCTTAATGTGTATGATATTTTTTTTGACATATTATATGTTTATAATAACAAAATCGGAAGTAGTAAAACCTCCGTTATTTACAGTAAAACTTAATTTCACTTTTGCTGTGTATGGTTTGGTTGAGGAATCAGAAACTCTATATAACCTATTATCTTGATCTTCAGAAGGTGATGTTGGTTCATCAACATCTTCATTCCCCGGCACTATCACAAGTGATGTTATATCAACATTTGGTATATATTTTTTAACACCATCTCTAATATCTTCTTCAATTAAACTAAAAGTTACAACATCATTTTGGTCAAAAATATATTCATGTAATCTAGTACCAAAATCAGGTAAAAAATATCTACTACCTTTTTTTGTCAACAAATAATGAATTAGATTTGTTCTAACTTCATTTTCTACCGTTTTTGTTAATTTTAGGTATGTACCATCAGTACTATCACTAAAAGGAAAATTTATCCCATATGTTGTATCCATACTATATAAATATAAACAATGTTAAAATCATTTTAAATAAAAAATCGCAACGAATTTTTTTATTTTCGTTGCGAGTGAAAAAAAGAAAAATATGACGTATACCATCTTATAGAATTAACCTCAGATAAATGGTTCTTTTTTCTTTTAATCCGATGATTTCATACCCTTACCTTCTCTTTCTTGTTTTAATTTGAATAATTCAGCGGCTCTATTTTGTTTTCTCTGAACTTCATTTTGTTGGAAACCTAATAATGTGTTTGTTTGTTCAGTATCAATTACTAAAAATTCATTATCGAATTTACAATTATTAAATACCACACCATCTCTACCAATACGAGATTTTATTAAAGTAAGTGTACCTAAATTATTTTCTTTTTGTTCTAATGTTTTTCCTACCGATATAACAACGTGTGCTGATTGTGCCTTTTTTATTGACCCACCCATTTGATCCGCTGTTACAACTTCAGATGAAATTGAACCTCTATTACCTTGAGTTGCTGTCCACACAGCCATGTTAAATTCAGAACACATACCTTCTAATCCACGAATAATAGCCCCATCACTCTTCCATTCTTCACCTGTAACTGATTTGTCCGTTGTTAAACAATCAATGTAGTCAATAATAAGAACATCAATTTTTTTACCCTCAGAATTTAATTTTCTAACATATGATTTAATATCACCAACGGTTGTTTCACCATTCGGTAATTTTAATAATTTTAATGAACCAGCTGACCTATCATTAGCTTCCCTTACCATTTCCAAAGTAGCTTCTCTATTTTTAATTTGGTCATCAATTGATAGTTCAGTCCAAATCGTATAATGTTTCCTTTTAATATTAATTAAATTATCTTCAAAAAATATTTGAAGTACATGATATCCATGGTTATATGCTGTGTTAGCAAATTTGGTTAATAATGTAGTTTTTCCCGTTCCTGTTGGTGCAAGTACCACACCTAATTCCCCATAACCAAGACCACCATTTAATAAACTATCTAAACCATTAACACCTAAAGGTATTGGGTGTCTAAAATCTTTTTCTAATACATCTTCAATATTATCAAATATATCTTCAACTTCGTCAGAAGATGAACCAACTTGTAATGATTTTTGAATTAATTCTTCAATTTTTTCATATTCCTCAAAATCACCATTCTCGATAATATCATTAACAGTTTTAATTGTTCTTCTTAAATGTTGTTGTTTACAAAAATTAAGAGCTTTATCTTTTACATATTCATTATCATTTTTGGTTTCTCTAATTCCATCAATCGAATCAATGTGAACTTTAGCATAATCTGGGTTACCAGATTCAGCCATTATTCGATTAATAATCATTTCGTATCCCGGTACTTTATTATACAACGTATATAATTCCTTAATGTTTTCCATTATGAATTTAAATGAGTTATTATCGAAATATTTACTATCCAATACTTCGATAATTGTCTCACCATATTTACGATCTTCGATTATTGTTTTAAGAAGCGTTTGTTGAAATAACGAACCTAGATAACCAAAATTTGTTTCTTTAGACATATTTTATTTTTAATTATAATTCATACTGTAAATACTTAGTTTCTAATTCATTAGAACTTAACGTTGAAGTTAATTCCGATAAGTATTTTCTAAGATTTGGACGAATATCAACTGAATACCTCACTTTTGGGTGGTAATATTTAGCATTGAATCCGCTAGATATAAATAGTTCATCATCTAATTTTATTTCGATTAAAAATGATTCATCTTCTGTTGTATCCTCATCATCTTCAACACCGTAAACCCCATAATAATTATGGTTTTCAGATAAGTAATCAAAGGTTTTTTTTGCTAAATTACCAGTGATTTCATTGGTAATATTTTTAATAGTGTCGTATATATCTAATGAATTTTTAGATTTAGGGTTATATTCTTTTACATTAAAATATCGTTGACATACAATATTTCCTTCTAATGTTAAAATAAATTCAAATTTCGTGATTTCGTTTGTGTTATTCATTTCTCTTTATTTTTATGGTTCTTTTATTTTTCTCTTTACGGGTTAATCTTAAAAATGGGTTTAAAAATTGTACCCATCCGTCGTCAGATTTTGGTAAGACAGTAAACATACCATCTTCCATCATCATCCTCATTGTGTTTTTATATGAACGACCTTCAGGGTCAATATCACCAATTACCAATTCTTGTATTGTTTCTTTAGCTATGTCAGTTAAGTATGGGTTATCTAAATTTACTAATTTTTCAATAACATCATAAAATTCATCACCAAAAACACCTTCCCTTGTTACCCCCGTTAATACGTTTGCAATTAATTTATTGTGTTTATCATTTTCAAAAAGAAT